TATGATCGGTCTTAACGAGAGACTGCTATCTCAATACGTTGAATGGGTTGCAAACCGTCGCATGAAAGCCATTGGACTGGCACCTGCCTTCGACATCCCTGCTAAGAATAACCCACTGCCCTGGACAGAGCACTGGCTAAATAGCAAGGGTCAACAAAATGCCCCTCAGGAAACTGAGATTGAATCCTATGTCGTCGGAGGAATCAAACAAGATGTCAGTGCAGAAACTTTTAGCGGGTTTAAGCTCTAAAATTACACGATGGATCGACCATCTATATGAGAAGAAATTGGAAGAGACAAAGCAGGTCTCTTTATACGGAAGACTTGAAGGTGACTGGTATGCAGAAAGACCTGAGAGCTGGTATAAAGGACCACTTATCTTTCTTGAGGAAACTGAAGAAGGACTTAAAGAATACCAGACCAATTAGCAACACACCCTACCGTCGTAGAAAACGGTAACATGTGATACATTAGTGTTGCATAAATAGTAATGTCATGTTAGTATGACAATACGTTCATCCCGAAAGGGACGCAAGTAAGTCGCGGAACGGAGCGTTCACCCCATGTTAGAGTTACTACTGTATGCAGGTATTGCCTGTCCAGATGCTGATGCTATGATCCTTAGGATCAAAAAGCATGAGCATTTGAAACCAGAAGTAAAGTTAGAACTGGTTGAGACCGTAAAGGAATCAGTGCCAGAGTGTTACTGGGGCGCAAACGACTGAAGGAACGGGGCAAAAATCCCAAACTTCAGGAGTCAATCATGAACACACTTACTATCATCAAGAAGCAGATCCAAAAAGCTGCTGCACTTCACGACGCACAGATCTCTCACACCTCATATCGCGGTGTTGAGTATGATACTCGTTGCGTAGAGAGTAAGGAAACCCACGGTACATTCTGCTATCGCGGTAAGACTTACACCAAGTGAGGTCTATATAGGAAGAGGTAACCCTCTTCCTTTTTATTATCTTTACACTATGAATCACGAAAAAGTTAAACTGATTGCACACAATCTCAAACTTCTAGCAATCTCTTTGGAGGATGCTATTAAAGAAGATCCTGATGCATACAAAACTATGCCTGAGAAACCATGGTTTCCTCCCGACCAAGCAACTAGATTGGGTTATAGATATAGTGATGACGATGATGGTTATGCAGACTGATGAAACTATTAACACTTGATGATTATAAAAAGGCAGGCGATACTTTCTGGGAAAAGTATTGGTATGTTGCCAAAGAATTAGGAGAGGATGCGAAGACCGAGGACATCCTCAAAGTTATGGAATCACTCGGTGCTGTCGCTATGAAGTTGAGACTGGAAGAAGATAAACAGGGACCATTTGGATTTAATAAGACAGATGAAACCCCGAATGAAGACACATAATCTGTATCCTGTCCAAGTCTATGAGTTTGATTTTCCTGGTGATGTGCAGCATCACTGTGAGATTATCTCTGCAGATCCTACGCTGACGCAAAGGCATGAGTCTGGTGTATTCACTACCTACCTTGATGCACACAAGACTGGTGCCTACGTTGAGATTGCAAACTTTGTGCGTAGTTGCTTGGATGAAATTCAGGAAGAAAACAATTTCTCTTGCTCTGGATTTGAAATCACATCTATGTGGGCAAACTATTTCCCAGATGGATGTGCTATGACACCACATAGACATGCTAACTCTTACTGGAGTGGTGTCCTATACCTCTCAGACGGTGCTCCTACGGTCTTCTTTGACCCTATTCAGCAGAGAGCAATGGGTCAGTTTGAATTGTTTAGACTACCTAAGTTTAATGATGGGTTTGACCAGAATGCACAACCCATTGAGACTATCACTGCATCTGCAGGGAAGTTAATCATCTTTCCTTCATGGTTTGTCCATGAAACTGCCATCTCTCAGGGCGATAGATATAGTGTCAGTTTTAATTCCCTTCCTCAGGGAGTTATCAATGGCGGTATCGCAAACATTGATGTAAAATGAAACCACAGAGTGCAAAAGCGAAGGGTAGAAACTTTCAGAAGTGGGTGAGAGATATGCTCATTGAGCATAGAGATGTACACCCTGAGGACATTGAGTCTCGTAGCATGGGTGCTGGCGGGGAAGATCTTATCATGGCACGAGATGCTAGAAAGAAGTTTCCCTTCAGCATTGAGTGTAAGAATGTAGAGAAACTTAATGTTTATGATGCATACGAGCAAGCATGTGCCAACGCAGGAGACCATCAACCAATCCTTTTCATGAAGAAGAATCGTAAGCCAGCACTCGTTGTAGTGGATGCCGAATGGTTTATCAAAAACTTTGGGGTTGACAAGTGACCCAAGCACATATATACTTAACAAGCACAGGAGAGGACAACCACCATGGACAATCAATTTCTTGAGGAGATTGATGAGATCAACTATACGATTGAATTCCTAGTGGACCAGCTCCATGAAGCACTAGAGGCGGGAGATTATCTGAAAGGCGAAGCACTTGCAGACAAGATCCGTCAACAAACAGAAGCGATTCAATGATTCATTCTTTATTTTCTATCCCCATTGCACATTATGAAATTGAGAATTGGAGACAGAATAAAGAAAGGATCATGAATGCTCTGCCCATCTTAGGGAGAGAGCATCTAGAATCAAACGGCGAGCAGTATACTGACTTCTTCCATCAGGATGAGAAGTTGCTGCCTGCTTATGCTGACACGGTGATTGCTATCATCGAACCATATCTTGCTGAGTTTACTGAGCGTAGACGCATCGAGTTTACTGACATGTGGTGTCAAACATCATATACAGGTCAGAAGCATGGTCTCCACAATCATGGACATAGTGGATGGTCAGCAGTAATTTATGTGGACTTTGATCCCAAGGTCCATAGCGCCACACAATTCGTGTCCCCTTTTAACAATCCCTGGAGTGGTAGGTTGCAAACCTTCATTCCACCTGTTAATGAGGGAGACATGGTTATTTTTCCAGCAACCATTGCACACGAGGCACTACCCAATGAGTCTAATAAACCACGCACCATCGTTTCGTTTAACATCCGAGGTAAAGTTGACAAGGTTAAGAAGACTATGTGGGAAGGTGATCCAATAGTACGTGTCCCTGTTTAATCTCACGGGACAGTAGCTCAGCGGATAGAGCATGACTGTTAGAGATCGCTTTGCAGATAGTCTGCAAATTCTGAAGGATACTGTCAATGGTAACATTGCCCTTGACAGAGAAAATCCACCCCTCTTTCAAGCACTCTGTCGCTTCTACAGTGACAAGAGCGCACGTCACGTCCACTTCTGGGGACTAGATGTTGAGGAGGACTATACGATTCTCATTGATAACATGATTGCTGATGGCGTCCTGGAAATGACCTAAACTTTACCCTGGTCGGGATGAATTATGCTTAAAGAAGACATCACAATTTATAAGGGCAACATTTGCACCCCACTTAATGATGAGTGTAGTGACTTTATCTGGGGTAACTTTATTGATGAATCCGTTGTTGTTGGTCTTGAGGAATTCTGGCATAATCAAAACGTCTTGAATTTTCATGAAGGTCAAGTGCTGAAGCAGGGAGATGTAACAGTAGACAAGGAGTATAAAGACTCCACTGATCTACACATTCCATTTCAACTTAACTGCTCTCAAGTGCAAGACTATATGAAAGCACTTCAAGATGTCCTAAATCAATACCTTGTGAGGTTTCCTTTCGCGGAGACCTCACGTTTTCAGGTAGTGGAGCCTCTATCCATGCAACACTATCCTGTAGGTGGTGGATTCAAGCAGTGGCATACCGAAAGGTCTAATGCTTTGCCTGGAAACACTTACCGACACCTAGTTTTTATGACATACCTTAATGATGTGCCTGATGGTGGCACAGAATGGTATCATCAACAGAGGTATGTCCCAGCGCAGCGTGGATACACTGTAATCTGGCCAGCAGACTGGACATTCCATCATCGTGGTAGAGTGTCCCAAACAAAAGAGAAGATGATTATCACTGGGTGGTTTAATTTTATTTAATTGTTAAATAATACCGTAATTTACGAGGTGCCTATGGAGTCACAAAAAGACAAATGGAATAGGGGACTAGACATTTTCATTGAGAGTGTGCTGGAGCCTGATCCTAACCTGAGGGCACATGCTCATGAGCAGAAATGTTATCACGAGCTCTTGTGGATCCGAGAGAATGTGCTATCATATTTGAAGACACTCAGACACACATGAAAAAGACAACCGTCCTCCTTGAGCGTTTCCCCTACCGCTATGTGCAGTGTGGGATGCTGGAGAATGGATTTCCTGACTACCGTATCCAGAAGGTATGCTCCTATACCGATAAGTATAAGGACATGTATCTCCTAGACAATAGCACTCAACTTGATTATGCTATGGAAGATTTTGAATACACCAAATGGTTAGACCCTGATGGTGTGCCATCTTATGTGAAGGACAGTGTTAAATCACGCGATTAAAGTTTGGAAGTATTCCCTAGGGTCATTCTCTGATGACAAGACAGGACCCTATGATAACTACGTTGCAGGTGTACGCACCTGCATTTTTGTATCCTATCTTGTCACTAATTGTTTTATCGTTAGCGGAGTAATCCGTCATTGGAATTATGAAAGCAGAATTGAAAGCAGCAACCGAAGCACTGAAGAAAGCATTGCACAGTGCGATCGACGATCCCAAATTCAACCGCAATCACCTGAGTGAGTTGTGGCGTCACTACAATGGTGTGCAGACCATCACTGAAGCATGTGCTGATGACGTGCCACAGATTGAATTCCCTAGCAGTCCGATCTATCTCAACGATAACTTCGACTATCAAAACATTGACACTGGTATTGTTGGCGGTGAAGGTAGCGACGTGATCTCACTCAGTAGTGTCGAGTTTGGTGCTGGCGCAGCGGGTCCTGTAAACGTGGACTTTGGTCAAGGTCAGGATGTCATCACATTTTCTTAAGGATTGCTTGACAAACTTTACAAATTGATATATAGTATGTGTAACGTTTCTTAACAAACTAAAAATGACTACAACGACTAACGAGTACGGTCAACAAAACATGTTTGCTAGAGAGACTCAACCCTATATCGATCCTGAGGTATTGAAGAAAATGCAATCTGACGTTTACGAAACTCATAACGAGAAAGCTGAAAAGCTTAATGGTAGACTCGCCATGCTTGGTTTGGTCTCCGCATTCCTGTCCTATGCCTTCACTGGCAAACTTTTCTTTGGAGTATTCTAATGACACCTGAAGCAGAAAGATTCAACGGATGGGCAGCAATGATTGGTATCATTGCAGCAATGGGCACCTATGCCACCACTGGACAGATCATCCCAGGTATCTGGTGATGAGTTTAGAGTGGGCACAGACCATAATTTTTATATTCACTCCATTCTTCTTCATGCTGCTACTGGCAG